TTCTTCCTCGATCTTTTCTTCTACAGTTTTCTCAGGTTTGTCTTCAGCCTTACCTGCCATGTACTTGCGCACATCAGCTTTTTCTTCGAACTCTTCATCGCCTTCGTCTTCACCGAATGCATTGTCAGCGTCGTTGTCGTAATCAGTTTCAACCATGGTGAAGTCATCTTCAACTTCGTCAGCGAGAGCCTCTTCGATCTCACGCAGGTCTTCGGGGTTGTCCTGCATGGCTTGCTTCTTACGTTCAACAGCTTTGGTTTTGCTGTAGTCGTAGACTTCTTTTGCCAGTTGGACTACGTCCTCGATAGTTTCAGTCTGTTCAACTTTGTTGACCAAAACCTTTTCCTCTGAAGTGAATTTAACACCACACTGGAAACCAGCTTTGAAGTAAAGGTTGATACGGTCGATCAGAGAGAGGGTGGAAAGATCCTGCACCTTCTTGACGCCGAAGAAGTCTTTGTCGTTGAGTTCTTGGTAGCCAAGATTCATGGTCTTGCGAATCCCTGGATACTTGCGCTTCATCAGCTTCTCAATACGCACGTCCTCGAGGATGTTGAGATACTGGCGCATCTTAGGGTCTTCTTTGATTGGGTCGATGTACTCATCAGTCGTGTACAATGCGTGACCCACTTCGTGCCCAATGAGCATGCCTTCCACGATCGGAGACATATCCTTCCATTGCGGAAGGGTTAGGACACGGTTCTTGATGTCAAACGATGCAGTGCTTACACGTGCACGAATGACTGAGATGTTCTCGGTTGCCAACAGCTTGGCATAAATTTCGGCTGCATTCACAGTGCTCATAATATATCCTATTCAGTAGCCTCAATTATACGCTACTTCGGAATTAAAGTCAACAGGGAATGCAAAGTCGTGCTCTGCTTCGGTTAGCAGGGACTCAATCTCGGCTCGGTTTGCAAGTTCCAGCTTATCGTTGAAAACCAGCGAGTCTTCAAGCCCATACTGTCCTGCAAGAGTTGCAAGTTCAAAGTCAGAAAAGTCATCCCACATAGCGTTCTCCCAAGTAGTAAGGGAAGTATACGCTATGCAAGAATAAAAGTCAACAGGTTACTGAGTAGCGATGACCGAGAAGTCGTTACGCTTCTCAAACTTGATTACAGAACGGAATTTGTCGAACAGTTGGTCGCCTTTGTGAGAGATAACAAAGATGTTGGTGTGTTCGCCGAAACTGTTCATCAGGTTCAAGAAGTAGTCAGTACCAGCAGTGTCGAGAGACGAGTCGAAGATTTCATCCAGCAACAGCAGGTTGGTATTGACGGAGTTCTTCATCTTCGCAATCTGACGCCAAGTGAACAGAATGGACAAGTCGATACGCATTTTCTCACCTTCAGAGAAACTTGCGTAGGTGAAGTCGTCACGGAAACGAGACTTAACAGTCTCGTTGAACGCTTCATCAAGTTCGAAGTGGATGTAAGCATCCATGGCATTCAGGTACTTGTTGATCAACTTGTTCATAACTGGTAGGTACTCACGAATGATCGCAGTCTTGATACCAGTGTCCTTTAGCAGAGTTGATGCCACTTCTTCAAGGTTACGTCTTTCTTGGAGAGTAGTTTTCTGCTTGATCTTTTCCATGGCTTCTTGAGCCAGTTCTTTCAACTTACGCTTCTCTTCATCCACGTTAGTGGTGTCAGACTTGTGTGCTCGAATTTCTTCTTTGAGTTCTTCAATCTGACGATTCAGTAGAGCGATGGTTGAGTTCTTTGTAGAGATCTCAATGTTCTTATCGGCAATCTGATCAGCAATAGTGTTGATGTCTTTCAGCTTAGTTTGAAGACTACCAAGCACACCCTCAAGTTCATCAATCTTCTTATTGCTGTCCTGCATTCTCATATGCAGGTCGTGAATGATCTTAGATTTATAGTCCTCTGGAATTTCCTGAGAGCATTGCGGACATACGTCATTCTCAGAGAAGAATTCCGCATGGTGCTCACAAGTCTCAACCTTTTGTGACAGCTTCGTTTTGATAGTTTTGGCTTTGTCGATGTCATCAACCAGTTTATCTTTTGAAGCGATCTTGCCACTGAGAGTTGTAATGTCGGACACCAGCTGTTGAATTTCAGATTGTGTCTGAGTGACTGCTCCAAGGTTCGCATCAATCTTACTCTGGAGTCCTTCAATAACTTCGACCTTTGCTTGGGTGATAGTTTTAATGAGTGTCTGTTGACCATCGACTTTTGCCTTAGCATTGGACAGTTCGGACTCAATTCGTGTAATTTCATTCTTGGTTGCCTGTGCCTTTTCTTTCAGCAACTGATTCATCGTAGAGAAGATACGGATATCAAGAATGTCTTCGATGACTTCACGACGCTGAGAAGAAGATAACTGCATGAATGGAACAAATGAAGCAGAACCCAAGATAACCACTTGCGTGAATGTCTTGAAATTCAACTTCAGGATTTGCTGCTCGAGAACCTTCTGATAATCTTTTGCTGCGGCATCTTGGTTGATCATCTCATCGTTACACCAGATCTCAAACTTGTTCGGTTTGATACCACGGATAACTTTGTACTCTTTACCGTTGGCAGAGAACTCAATGGTAACTTCACACTTCTTACCATTGATAGAGTTGATCAGCTGTGCTTTATTGATATTGCGGAAAGGCTTGCCGAATAAGGCGAAGCAAAGAGCATCCAGAATGGTGGACTTACCTTCGCCGTTCTTACCAATGATTAGAGTTGTAGGTGACTTGTTTAGCAGAACCTTATTCGGCGCATTGCCTGTTGATAGAAAGTTCTGCCATTCAATACTCTTAAAAACAATCATTTACTCTTCCATTTCATACCGAGCGTTTTGTAGATCCAGCGTTTTACAAAGTTCGGTTTCTTTTTAGACACAACGGTGATTGGTGTTTGATCAATGTCGATAGTAAAGTTCGGCTCAATCTTGCTGGCAGTAAACGTGTAACTACCTGTACCACCATTACCAATCGTGAGTGTTACGCTATTCGCCCACATTTCTTTACGCTTCTGCTCTTCATAAGCAACAGAAGGAGAGAAGTCCAAGTCAAGTGGAATCTGCTCCGTCAGCGGAAAGAAATACTGAATCTCTAGTTGTTGCATCAGACCACCTCAATGTTCACAGCTTCCGTATAAAGAGACTTCATAAAGTTCTTGATGTTCTCTTTGTCTGAATCGGTTTCAACTGAGTCAATGTAATGAGAGAGAACAGACATAGTATCTTCGAGGTTAATTTCCTCGCCAATCTCACCTTCTTGGAACTCAGACATATCTTCCACGATCTTAATTTCGTGACACCCCTTATTATACAGCTTCTGAGTGAACTTATCAAATTTATAGTAGTCAGTCTTATTTACAACAACTAGCTTGACGAAACAACCTTTCAGATCCAGTGCGTCGAGGTCGATCGGATCTTTTTCTTTGTCGTCATATTCGATTCTTGCGAACACAGAATAAGGGTTTCGTACGAATTCGAGATTTCTACTTGAAAGGTCGAACAGGTGAAATCCTCGGGGATCGTTATAATCTTGCCATGTGAGTTCGTATGGGTTTCCAAGGTAGTAGATGTGACCATCATCAGACTTGTGATGATAATGCCCACTAAAAACGAGGTCGAACTTACCAAAAAGATCTTTAGATAACCCATCGTGACTTTCCATTCCTCTGTACATTGCGAACCCAGCAATCTCAAAGTGACCCATACAGATCTCAGCTTGGGTGTCCTTAATGGTATCAATGGAGTCTTGATAATTCTCAGGGCAGATCCACGGCATCATACAGATGGGAATGTTATCAACGAAGATGGTTGCTGGGTGATCAATTACGTTGATGTTGTCGTACTCTCGCAGAAGCAAGTTCGGTGAGTTCACTTCGTTGGTGTTCTTAAAGTAAGTGTCATGGTTACCTGCAATCATCTCAACACGGATGTTACGAGCAGCCAGCTTATCAAAGAACATCTTCTTAGCACGATCAAGTGCGTAGAAGTTTACGTACTTACGGCGATCAAAAGTATCACCAAGGATCAAGACAGTATCAATCTTGTGTTGATCTAAGGTTGGAAAGAATACGTCATCATAGAACTTCTCAAAGAAGTCCAGAAAGACGACGCTGTCCGATCTTGCTCCAAAATGTTGATCCGTAATTATAGCGACTTTCAAATGAAGCCTACCTTTCGATTAGTAGCAGCAGTTGCTGCGTTGGTCTGTTCGTTGAACACTTCTGCGATTGAATACTTATTGGTTTCCTGACCACGTGGGCGAACAGGAAGTTTGACGCCAAGACGGTCAGCCAGTTTGTTGGCTTGCTCAACATTCAGAGCATCGAAGGTGACGATGTCAAAGCAACGACCTGGACGAACCAGTGCGCTGTCGATGTCACGAATGCTTGGAAGGTTGGTAGAGAAGATCATCTTCTTACCCTTGGTAGTTACAAGCCCATCACCTACGTTTAGGAAACGGTGCATCATTGTGTTGCCATCAGTGCGAGACTTCAGGAATGCGTCAGAGTCTTCAAGCACCATAACTTCTGCATCGTCTTCAATAAAGCGAGCGAAGAAACCATCTTTCTCAAGAATGGCTGCGTCGTAAGTAACGATAGCAGAGCAGTTGCGGTGTGCTAGCAGACCACGGATGAAGGTAGTCTTACCAGTTCCTGGAGGTCCGATCAGCAGGAGAATGTTTGCGCTGGAATCCATGTAACGATCGTAGTAGCTTTCCAGAGACTCGCCGTTGAGGAATGGGTACATCTCATCAACAGGCATACGATCACGGTTCAGCGGCACGTTCACAGAGTGACCATCGCTACCATAAACCCACTCGATGTAAGAAGTCACAACCGAGAAGTTTTCCTCAATAATCTCAATCATGTCGTTGCAGAACTGAGAGTCGCCGAAGCAACGAACAGTTGTGGAGTTGGAGTTTACTGAGTAGGTAATGTAGTTGTCGCTGGATTCTTCGATGATGAAGCCAGAAGAAGAACTACCCTGAACGAACAGGAACGATGCGAAGTTTTGCTCTGCCCACTTAGCCCACTTCTCACGATTGGCGAGAACAGTGGTCTCACGGTGCACGGTTTGCTTACCATGCTCAACTCGACGCTTCAACAGTTCAGTTGTAATGAGGTCGTCAAAGTCAGAGACGCCCAAGAAGATTTTGTTGTCAGTCTGTGTGTTCATATATTCTTTCAAGTTCAAATAATCATCATATGCATCAATCGTTCTACGCTTGAGAGTTTTCTTTGACCCTCTTGCTATCTTTCTACGTTTGCTTCTATTGACACGTGGTCGATAGTCAGTTACGTTTAGATCACGAATCAGATCCCGAATCGAGTTGCTCATCACTATCACCTATAAAATCATCAAGAGAACTTTGTTTCTTTTTCTTCTTGGCAGCTTTACGTTCAAAGAACTCTTCACCACTATCAAGCGAGTTGGTTTGCATGAAGTCTAGGTATGCATTGTGGAAGTGACCGTCTTCATCCTGCTCTTGAATCTCAAAGGCTTCAAAGGGCATATCTTTGATCAGCTTGTTCTTGATGTAGCTTTGCTTCTTTTCCTTAGCAATGCGACGCAAGAAAGCGTAGTAGATAATCTGAGTGAAGTAAGCGAACGGATTGCTCGACTTGGATGGATCGAAGTTGTCGATGTACTGAATGCAGTTCTCAATACCGTCAAGGATCATGTCGTCCTTGTACGAGTAGTTGATGAAATTGGGCTTGTACGATAGGTGAGTGGCGATCTTTAAGATGCACTCTCCAATGTAGTTGCTTACCTGCGGTTTCTCAGCACCAGACTCCTCTGCTTCTAAAACCTTCTGCTTGTATTCCTTGATTGCTGCCAAAAAGTCGGCGTTGTTAACGTAATGTGCCATGTATTATTTTATCCTGGTTGTTTCACCAGCTAACAAGAAGTATACAACAGATGCGAAAAAAAGACAAGTTTATCTTAGTTGCAGATGCAAACCAAAATAGATTTGTCTTTTATTTGACGAAAGGGCATAATAACGGTGTTAGGGTTGATGATGACCTTATTAGTGTATCGTATCGTTTCCTTCGATGAAGACACGAAACGGTTCTTCCTCTTCTTTCTCTGGTTCTTTCCCAAAGATTTCCTCTAGCATGTCGATGCGTTTACGAATTTCATCGACAGTCATATGCTCGGGTTCATCCCAATCTAACTCTCTCTGAGGTTTCGTTTTTACAAGGACAGTGTCCTCATACGCATTTACGATTCTTGTATAGTGCGGGATCAACATCTCGTGTAGTTCTTTGTAGAACATAACACTAGACTTGGGCAGACGGTATATCTTATCAGCAGAGAACTGGCAGAAAGGTTTAGCTGTTACATGTTCGTGGATCTTACCAGCATCAGCAATTTGATGCATACTTACAACCATAGGATAAGAAACTTCGATGTAGTCAGGTGCGTCTTCTTCAAGACACGCCATGACTTGCTCTCCTGTGGTCATCTTAATAATGACGTATGTAATCATAGATTCACTTCCACCAATTTTAGATCAAATTGTTCTTCAGCATAAGTCTTGTAACGCTCTGCTGCGTGGTTTAGTGTATGGTTCTTCCATGACTTCCAATGCAGATCGTCAGCAAGGTCGTAAAGATTACATGCTGTCTTACCATCCTTCAAGCGTAGCCCACGACCAATAGATTGTAGGTTACGAATCTTTGACTTACTTGGTGATGCAAAGACTACATTCTCGATAGACGGAATGTTAATACCTGTTGAGAATGTACCGTATGAAGCAATGATGATTGCATCGTCTTCACCCTCAGTGATATGACGGATCGATTCACGATCTGATACATCAGTGCCACCGTATACAAAGAACACCTTACGGTCTTCGTGCACTTTCTCTTTGATCATATCATAAAGAACCTTACCGTGTTTCTCAACGTACTGGAAAAGAACCAGTGTGTTACCCTTTGACTTTACAGCAAGATTACGGATAAACTTGTTGCGTGGGTAGTGAGAAACCAGCCAATCCATTTCGTCTTGGTAGGTGTTGTTCTTACGAGCCTTACGAATCTCTTCTGAATACTTCAACACAACGCAAGTGATGTTTAGCTGCGCCAGCTTTTGTGTTTCCATCAATTGCTTGGTAGTAGTTACACGATGTACTGGTCCAAACACACCCTCAAGAACCAAACGGTGGATCTTTTTATTATCTAGCGTACCAGTTGTACCAACACGGTAGCGGATGTTGTCCATCTTTTCCATTACACCAATCAGCGACTTAGCTTTGAACTGGTGCGCTTCATCCCCAAAGATTACATCGAACTGACGGAACCACTGCTTTGGTTGTAGGTATACTGACTGCCAAGTGGTAATCAGAACATTGCGTGTGAAGTCTTTGGTGAAACCAGAGTAAAGTTTCTGGCAGTTGCCAGAAGTGCTCCATCCATTGGCTGATGAGTAGTCTTCAAAGTCAGCGTACAACTGCTCAACGAGAGAAGTCGTTGGAACAATGATGATGCACTTGCGACCTTGATCGAGGTGCCAGCGCATTGTTGTGTAGATGATGAATGACTTGCCTGATGCAGTAGGCGAAAGAAGTAGAGTTCGTTCTTGATCAAGAGCAGTCTTTACTGCTTCTACTTGATAATCACGAATCTCGATAGGCTTACCACGACCATGTGGATTTAGCCACTGCGCAAACTCTTCTACGAGTTCGTGCGTAATACCGTTGGTGGTATTGAATTCAGACTTATACTCTATTGTGTGACCATTGCGGTCGCAGAATTCTTTAACGTAGTTGAGTAGCCCGATATAAAGCGATTTTCTTATCTGATCGTACAGACGTACTTTACCGTCCCAGAGTCTCGCTTTGAACTGTGGGGTAAATCTTGCTCCTGGATATTCATATGTGAAGAAGTCTGCGAGTTCTTGCTCAACCGAAGCATCGCTAAAGACTCGCATGTGGACTTCATCAAGTTTCTCAATGGTTACTGTGCTCACTACATCCCTGCTAAAAATTTCTTCCATTCCACCGCAGTCTTCAGTTGCCAGTCTCTGGCTTTGATCTGTGTGAGAATGGACTCAAGTAGATATATCATGGTCTCGAGATACTCGATTTTGACCTTCATTGTATTTAGATCTTCATCGCCAGTGAGGAATTCGTCCATCTCATTCTTGAGAGGCTTGACACCTTGCCACTGTGCCCAACCCAAATCCTGTAGTTCTTCACGACCAAGTTCGCCACGGTAGTAGCGGAACTTCGCCTTACGAAGCATATTGTAATCGGATTGGAGTTTGGTGTGCTTGAGTTTCACGCCGACGAGTAACTTGACGTACTTGGCGTGTAGCTTGGGAGTTTTGGTGGCATGCTCTCCGAGATAGTTGTCGTCAATCTCGCAGTCAGCTTCCCACATGTCTTGCAATTGTTCAATGTTCATAATAACCTCAAGTTGTATACCCTACATTATACCGTAGGGTTACAAATAAATCAAATTTGTCTTACAAGAATTTGTAGTATCCGTAACGGAAAGTTGCGTTACCAACAAGGTAGTTTACGTCTTGGTTGGTAGATTGGAACATCAGTGAGTCAATTGCAACTGGGAACAAGTCAATGAATTGTACAGTTTGAATTGGCTTGTTGTTTGGTCCAAGGATTTGTAGCGTTGCATCAGAGAAGTTCTTTGCAAGTTCGCTAGTAATACCACGTTGGTCAGCATCAATGAATGTGATGTATTCTTCATACGTAGTAGGGAAACCAAGAGCAACGATCCAGTTATAGATCGCTTTGTAATTGGTCATGCTCTCATCAACTAAGAACTGAACAGTCAGTTGGTCGTAGGTAAGAGTTTCACCTGGAACTGGAGTAGTTCTAAATGGGTTGCCAAATTCAGGAGCGCCAAGCATAATGCCTGGAAGATTCACTTGCTGACAAAAGAAGTTCAGCGAAGGAAGTTTCTGAATGGCAAACAGGAACCCGTTTGGTGACAAAGGGTTAATGTTGCTTGGAACAGGACATGAAAGAGTAGTAGCCATGTATCTATTTATTCCTTATGAAAAAAGGGAGAACCGAAGTCCTCCCTTTAAGTACCGCTTCTAAGTCGGCTTCTTCAAACCGACTTACCGATTACATTAGGTTAGTAATCGCTACACGACGGTAGTAGTAGTTCTTATCGGCAGTCAGGTCGCCAGTAGAACCAGATGCATCGTCAAGATCGACGAATGGGTTAGCAACTAGACCGTAACGAGTCTTGAAGCCAATCTTTGGTTGGAAGCTGTTAGGATCAACAGCACGAACCATTTGCAGAGGAACGTATGGGCAGTAGAACAGACCAGCGTCGAATGCAGAAGTACCCTTGTAGCCAACAGTCATGAACTGAGTGCCAGACTGGTTAGCAGAGTATGGGTCAACATACACTTTGTACTTGCCGTTTAGAACACCAGCGAAAGTAGTAGATGCTTCATCAACATTCAGGTTAGTAGACAGAGCAGGAGCGTAGTCTAGAACACCAGCCATAGCAAGAGCAGAAGCTACATCGCTAGAGCAGATGATGAAGTTACCACGACCACGACGAGTTTGCTGGGCGATAGCGTTAGCTTCACGCTCGACTTGGAACAGCAGACCCTTGAACTTTTCAACAGACCAACGACCGTTAGCATCAACGTCTAGGTCGAAAGTACCAGCAGTAGCAGTACCAACTTGAGCACCAACCTTAGCAGTCTTGTAGATAGTACGGATAACTTCACGGTTGATTTCTGCTAGAATTTCAGCAGAAAGAATGTTGCTCAGTTCGCCTTCAGCGTCAAGACCATGAACAGCCTTCATGTCTTGTGCTAGTTCGATAGAGTACTCAGCCTTCAGAGCACGAGTCTTAGCAGTAACAGCAGTCTTTTCGATGCTGAATGCCATTTGACCGAAAGAACCGTCACCAGAACCGCCTTGACCTAGACGCTCAGCAGCGTCAGTAGCTAGACCAGTACCAGTAGTATAAGTACCAGAAACTGGGTTAGAACCAGCGTGAGTGCCAGTGCCAGAGAAGTCAGTGTCAGCTTCGTTGAACAGAGCCTCAGTACCGTTCATAGAACCGTAGCGAGACTTCATTGCGAAGATCAGACCAGTAGGTTGAGTCATTGGCTGGACACCAGCAACGTCATAAGCGATCAGTTGTGGCATTGCACGGCGAACTAGGCTGATCAGAACTGGATCAAACTTAGCCATACCGCCAGCGTCTGGGTAAGAACCAACTGCGTTAGTTGGAGCAGCTTCGAACAGAGCCTCAGCTTGCTTGCGCATTTCGCGCTCTTGGTTTTCTAGAAGAACAGCAGTAACTTCCTTACGATACTGATCCTTGATTGGGGCAGAACCTTCGTGGTTCAGAACTGGTGCCCACTTTTCTACGAGTTGTTGACGAGTAGTCATTTTTATTTCCTTTTTAATGGATGGGGATAAAATTATTTACGGTTCAGCATGCTTAGGTAAGCAGCCATCTGAGGATCGATTTTCTTCTCTTCAGTTAGCGTCTCAACTGGAGCATCTGTAACAACAGATTCAACATCTGCTTGTGCCTTAGTAGTGAAGTAGTTTTCACGGATAGTTTGAACCTTAGTCTTAAAAGATTCTGCGTCTTCGAAAGATAGTTCTTCAGCAAGACCAGTAAACTTCTCAACTTCAGTGTCAGTTAGACCAACGCTGGCTTCTTTGACGATTTCAATACGCTTCATCTCAGATAGAGTCTTTTTCATCTCTACATTAGATGCAACTGCTTCGTCTAGTTTAGCAGAAAGTTGTTCGATTTGTTCTTCCATAGAACCTAGTACATCGAACTTCTCTTCAGGAATATCGATATAGTGTTCTTCAAACAAACCTTTTAGACCAGATACGAAACCTTCTAGAATTTCAGACTTCATACCATGCTCAAGGGCAATTTCATTCTGTGCAATCCACTGCTCGACAACGTAGTCGAGGTATCCATCAACCTGTTCAACAAGACCCTCTTTAATCTGTTCAACTTGCTCAGCAAGTTTTACTTCATAACCTTCTTCGATACGTGCAAGTTCAGACTTGACACGAGTCATAACAGCAGCTTCGAAGATAGTCTCTGCTTTTTGGCGGAACTCTTCAGATAGTTCTTCGCCAGCCATTAGAGCATCAACGTCTTCCTTAACGCTGCTGATATTGCGTGCATTGTTTGGCTCATCGCCAGCTACGCTAGTAACACCATCAGACTTTAGACCAGCAATGTTAGAACCTTCTGGAGCAGCAGCGCCAGAGGTAGCAGCATTAGCAGTCTTGTCCTTACCGCCGACCTTCTGGTCGCCGACATTATTCTTCTTGTTGTCTGTATTGTCTTCAGCAGACTCTGGCTTTAGAGCCTCTTCTGCTACGACTTCCTCAGTAACTTCCTCTTCTTGAAGAGCAGCAGTTGCTTTAGACTCAGCAAGAATTTGGGCAATTTTTTGTTCGATAGACATCTGTTTCTCCTAACTGGATAAGTTCTATAGTTATTTATTATTTATTTGATTTTACTCAAAAACTTTTGGAAAGCGAGGATCTTCGCTTCTTCTAGATTGCGTGAAGAAGTAGAGCGAATCATGCGCTTAACTTCATCAATGTTTTGTTCCACGAACTTTCCATCAACAAAGACCCACTCTTTGCTTTCCATGATACCACGGACAAAAGCGTCAGGAGCGGAAGGATCGGCAACGATGTCAGCAGCAGTCGATAGCATGAAGTCATCTTGCACCACCTGAACACCCTCGTTATTAGTTTTGAGAGATCCAAGTGCTCGACTAGAAACACCAAGGTTTGCGCCACCGTCTAAAAGACCACGAGCGATGTTACCCATAGGAGTGTCTAGGATTTTTGCCTTACCGATGTAATTGGTACCTTCTTTACGCAGTCCAACGATCATGTGAGATACACGATCAAGATTGATAGTTGGAGTGTCTGGGTGACCAAGTTCACCGTAGGCTTTATTCTTTTCTACATACTCTTTGATGTAACGCCCAACTTCTTTATCCATGACTTTCTCTGGATACATACGACCGTTACGGTTCTGTAGTTCTGATTGAAGGAAAACACCTTCAATGAAATATGTTTTACCCTTGCCTAGCTTTTCTTCTACGACAAGATTAGTAGTTTCGAAAACTTCTTTAATCAGTCTCATGTTTATACCTTATCTGGAGAGCCACTTGTTGTAGTGCTTGCGCCAACACGAGATTCGTCGTCGTATGCACCATATGTTGCGTACTCAACCTTAGTCTTGTAACCGCTGACTTTTCTAACACGAATCCAACACTCAGTTTGAGCGCCAGAAATAGTGACAACAATGTCTTTAGTGTTTTCAATAGTTTCTGGAATCATAGCTTGTCCACCAAATTCCAGAGCACCTGCAGCGTTGGCTTGCAGAGTAGTAATGATAGCAGAGTTTCGAGTGATCTGCGCAACACCGTTAGTGTCGCCAGTCCAAACTACGCCAATGATGTTAACAACCTGTGTGTCGCCATCTAACTCTTGGGTTGCGGCGACCAAGTCAGTCTGAAGGTCGATTGTAGCAGACCCAGCAGTGCCAGCAACCTTAATGACTGCTTCTTGATTTACGTTCTTTAGTACGGTCTTAACGACAGCCATCTTTATTCCTTAATCTGTTCGATTACACGCATGAAGTTTTGTTTTGACTCACGCATATACTCAACAATTTCTGTTTGATTATGCAATAGATTATTTAGCGTCTCTTGTGTTGCAATGTCAATAGCAACAACGCTGTTGTCGTTTAGCTCGTAGTGAATCTTATTCTCAACTACAACGTCCAACTTGTTAAGTTTGCGGACATCAAACACAACAGGGTCAATAGTAAAGATTTTAGATGAGGCGAGAGCGATATATGATTCGATTAGTGTATCTGTAACTTTTATGTCGTGATGCTCTTTAATGATTTGTGCGATTCGATTTTCGGATATCTCTTCGTAAATTTCATTCGAGATTTGTACTTCTAGTTTCTCAGAAAAGTTTTTGCTTTTAATATATTTTCTCGCCTCATCTAAACTCTTGTGTTCAGTCAACTCGCCGTCAATTGAAACAGAACCATCTTGTTTCAACTCGATGAGGTGCCCAAAAGATCTGACGGTTTCAACAACGTCAGATGCTCTCAGCGATTTGGTGAATTGACCGTAGTACATTATTCTGCTGATGTTTCAGGTGCTGTTTCTGCAGCTGGTGCCTTAAACATATTCTGCGCAACTTCTTGGCGCATTGCGTCTAGTTTGACGGTAATCTTCTCAGCCATTGCTGTGTTGAACGCTGATTCAATACCTACAGAGTCACCTGTAGAAATAGCGTCGATCAAATCTCTAGTGCTTGACATAATATACTCCTGTTATCTTTTCTGTGTGTTAGGTTGTTCTGGTTCAGGTTCTGGTGGCGTGAATTGATCAACGTAGTTCTGTTGAGAAACTTGTTGAATTCCAGCCGCAGTACCTTCAAACTCGGCACGACCCAATTGGTTGTGAAGATCTGCTTCGATCTCTTTATCCATCTCTTTAATGTCTTCTTCAGATAGCTGAAGCACATTTTTCTTGACCCAGCTGGTAGAGTAGTACTTACCAATATATGGATCCATTTGTTGCAGCATTTGAATGCGCTGCATCAGAATTTCGTTGTTCTTTAGTTCAGTGAAGTGATTGTCTTGATCATAGACAAATTCCATGTCTTGACGTAGATCATCCCACTCTTCAGCACGAATAATGTTCTTAGCAATTAGCTGAACACGTAGTGCTTCAAAGAACAGATTGTTGAAACGCTTACGTAGTCTAGCAATGAACTTGCTGAACTTGATTTCGTCTCGTGTAATTTCTGTAGAACGACCAAGCGAGAAACCTTGTTGCTGTTGCAAACGAGACAGAGGCACGTTCAGTGCTTGATATAGTTTCTGTTGGAAGTATTGAATGTCTTGAATGTCGCCAAGATTCTGACCGCCTGGAAGGGTAGTGATTTCTGTACCCTTACCACCTTCACGGCGAGGCATCCAGAAGTCTTCCATCATCGATAGGTGCTTGCGGTCATCACGAACTTCGCCAGTAGTTGCGTCATACACAACCTTGTTGCGGAACTTGTTCATGATGTCATTGACGTACTGCTCTGCCTTCAGCTTTGGAAGGTTACCAACGTCAATGTAGAACACTCGACGTTCTGGAGCACGACTGATACGATAGATGACTACAGCATCTTCGATCATCTTTAGTTGGTTTACTGGCTTAATTGCTTTGTGCAGATGACTCATCATCATGCCAGTATTTGCATCAAGCAAACCAGAGGGAGCAAAGATGACTGAATCAAGAGTCAGCTTAACACCTTGAGTGGTTTGCTCAGTAATTCCTTTGTCATTGTAGAGATAATACTCTTCAACAACCTTAGTGATATCAACACCCTTATCCGTCTTCGTCTTTTCGACGTTCTTAATACGACGAATCTTGCGTGGGTCTACGTAACGTAGTTCGGCGATACCTGCCTTTGGGTTCTTCTCGTCTAATAGGATGTGGTAGTAAAGACGACCGTCAATGTACCACGAACGGAAGATATCATGACCCTTATCGCTAAATTTCAAAAGACGCAGGACGTTCTGAAACTCATCCTGCATTTTTTTCTTAATAGCTTCTGATACTTTTAGTTTGTCAAGATTTAGTTCGATTGCTCCATCTTCAGAGATGATGGATTCATTAACAATATCTTCAATAGCTGCGTCAGTATCGGCGTATTGAGCAATCTCACGATAACGACGAATAAGGTCGTTCTCGTTCTTTACGATACCCTCAATGTCCATTACCATGCCATAATAGGCACTGGCACTGGCGACTACAGTGGAGCCGTCATCAGAAGAAGGCGAGACAACGCTCGCCATTTCTTGCTGAATAGGTTTCTTACGAATTTCAAAACCAAACAATTGCATAATTTAACTATTACCCGACTTGATTATAGAGGGATTGGGAAAGTACCGATTGGAGTATCCACAGAAACATTAACGCCAGCCAGAGCACCAGAAGTAGTGTTGCTAGTGAAATAGTTGTAAGTGAATTCAACATCGAACTGTTCAATCTGGTTCTGCTGATCGAAGTCTAGTTGGATTGGACCAATGTTCACAGGCATTGCATCAACGAACTTGTAGCTCTTGATGATAGCGCCAGAACGGTCAAGTTGGAACACAGAAAGGTCAACTTGATAGTCACGTGGATTAGTTTTACCCAGAGTGGTGTTGTAGTTCTGAATACCGTTTTGCCACACTTCTAGAGCATTACGGATATTGAAGCTAGTGTCGTTATAGATGCTTACAGTCCATGGTTGGAAAGTACGCTCACCAGCAAACTGAACTGGACGACCACGATACAGAGTAGTGATTGGTTCAATAGTAGATGCAGGTAGCTGTGCAGAACGGCACAGGAACTGAGCCTGTTGACCAGCAACAACACCAAGACCTACGTATGAAGGGAATGTTAGTTGCACATAGAATTGGTTAGGGCGTGCACCACCACCAATCATCTGCGCCTTGAAGTCAGCAATATTTGCCATTTAATTCTCCTTGTTCTTATCTTTATTTATTCGTTGTAGACGGGGAGGCTTTCACCTCCCCTATCCAATTAACCGCCGATTTCGTTGAAGTTCACAGAAGAGCGAGCAGCAACGAAGTTCAGAGTAATAAAGTTGATAGAACGATTTGGCTTGATGAAGATGTCAGCAACAAACTCGTTACGATCAATTACTTCGCCAGTGTTGTTAGAATCATCACACTTAACTAGGAACTCAGTAACACCACGGCGACCTTGAACGTCACGCAGGAATGGTTCAACTAGGTTCTTGAACTGAGCACGAGTGAAGCTGTCGTTGAATTCGAACAGCTGGTACTTAGCAGCAGTAGCGATAGCTTTCTCAAGAACGATGAACAGACGACGGACGTTGATACGATCGAACGCAGAAGGCTTAGCCAGAAGAGTCTTGTCTCCGAACAGAACAGTACCCTGTCCTGGGAAAGTAACAACTGGGTTGACGCCATTCTTGTATAGTTCGTCGCGATCAGTCTTATTAGGATTGATTGCTAGTTTAACCACGTTCTTAACTTGACCACGGTTTAGACCGCCTGGAGAGAACCATGGGTCATTAGTGTAGTCAGTACGAGCGCATAGACCAGCAACGTCACCGTTTAGAGGAATCCAACGGTACTTGTCGTTGTAACGGTCATACTGGTACTTGAAGCCAGAGTCCATCACTGCGTAAGAAGTAGATGGTAGTGCGTTACGGTATGCAACAACTTCATCAGTTGCATCAGAACCGTTGCCGATGATGATATCACCAGAAGTTACGTTCTGTGGAGAAACGAAGACAACGCAGTCTAGACGCTCTTCAGCAACGTTGTTGATAACGTAAGTAGCAACAGCAGCAGAAACTTTACCTAGTGGTAGTAGGCTGATGTCGTATTGACCGTCATCACGGAAGATATCCCATGCTGTTTGCAGTTGACCATCAGTCAAAGCTAGGTCATCAGAAGCGCCAGTTAGAGAACGAGTGATTGCAGTTGCAGTAGTCTTGAAAGTCTTACCTGCAGCAGCTTGACCCCATGCATCACCAGCACCAGAAAGAACTGGATGGTCCATCCACCATACGTAGCGAGACTGGCTGTTGATAACATCTTTGTAGTAGTTATTAGAGCCGTCAGACTTCTTAGCGTCAGACGCTTTAGAAACGTATGCGAATTTTTCTAGAATAGCACCACGAGTACCAGTCCATGCACCATCTTCGTCGATAATGATAACGTGTAGTTCATCAGAAGCGCCACCAACAGAAGTTGCGTAAGCAGAAGTTCCTGGAACAGAATCAAACTCAGCCTTGTATGCCCAAGTGCCAAAAGAAGCAGAGTCTGCAACAGAAATCTTTAGAGAGTTACCTAGAGTACCTGGATACTTAGCAGCAAACTCACCAACAAGACCAGCACCGTTGATATAGTTGTCTAGGTAGTGTTGTAGGTTGTTAATCTTGATACCAGTACCGCTAGTGATAGTAGCAGTAGCAGTAGCACCAGTACCACCGCCACCAGAGATAGTTACATCTGGAGCAGCAGAATAACCAGAACCTGCAGCAACGATAGTGATACCAGTTACAGTAGAAGTACCGATAGTAACAGAACCAACTGTTGCACCAGTACCACCGCCACCAGTAAGAGTCACAGTTGGGCTAGTTAGGTAGCCAGAACCTGCGCTAGTAATAGTGATACCAGTTACAGTAGAAGTACCGATAGTTGCTGTAGCAGTAGCACCAGTACCATCACCTGTAATGGAAATAGTTGGAGCGCTAGTGTAACCAGAACCTGGATTTGTGATAGTGATTGCAGTAACAACACCACCAGAGATAGTAGCAGTAGCAGTAGCAGTAGTACCACCAGCAACTTGTGGCTCAGTGAAACCTACTGATGCAGTAGTATAGCCAGAGCCGCCAGCAGATACAGTAATTGCAGTTACGCCAGCACCAGAAAGGCGAGCAGTAGCAGTAGCACCAGAACCAGAACCGCCAGTAATAGCAACAGTTGGAGCACTAGTGTAACCAGTACCTGCAGCAGATAGAGTAATAGCAGTTACGCCAGCACCAGAAAGAGTGGCAGTAGCAGTAGCCTGAACACCACCATCGACGTTAGGCGCAGAAACTGTGACAGTTGGAGCAGTAGTATAGCCAGAACCTGCAGAAGTCAAGCTGATAGAAGATACGCTGCCAGTTGTCAAAGCAACAGCGTTCTTAGCGCCAGTAGCATCGCCACGGACAACTAGAAGGTTATTGGTATAAGAAAGGAAGTTAGCAGCAGTGAAGAAGCTATCAGCATTAGAATCAGCTGGCTTACCGAAACGTGCTACTAGATCGTTTTCAGAAGAAACTCGTACTGGATCCAGAACTGGACCCCATTGGAATGCTCCAGCAAACGCACCAGTAGAAGTCGCTACTGCAGGGACGATAGATGTGAAGTCTTTTTCTACGACTGCTACACCTGGACTAAGTTGAAAAGGCATTGTAATTCTCCTTGATTACATTGTTTATTTTAGTTTTGCTACTAGGAGCACAACCTACATTTTATTTATGAAAAGCCCGATTTCAAAAGTTCAGGGGTGGCTTCTCGTCATCATTCCCATCAGTCAAGAACCCAAACGGTGTCAACTCCTGCTCAATAGCTTCGATGCGCTGTTGATACATAATTTCACGAAGGTTTACGTTATTTAGGTCTTTGAAATATGGGTTAGTTGTGAGCCATGCGAACAAAACGCACGTCATAACCAAGTCATCGTGATAGCCATCGTCCGCTGCATATGACCCTTTAGACTCGATGAAAGTCGAGATTTCAGAGATAATCTCAGCGTCTGGCAGTAGGAGTTTCTTCTCCTCAACCAGAGACTTGAAGTTGTGACAGCCAATACGCTTAACACGTTTATCAGTCATAACGCCAAGTTGAGTCTTACCACCACCAAAACCGCCAGAAACAGTCTGCATTCCAGTAGTTCTGTTTACAAATAGGATGTTCTCGTACTCAAGTTCAGAGTATAGGATGTACGGAACCTGTTCACTAGCATTCATTTCCACAAGGACGAATGCCTGATTATATTGATTTCCAACCGTATAGATTACGTTCGGGTACAGCAGTGGGCTAATTGTGTTGTTTCTGTACTTACCCACCAGTTTGTACGGAACTTCAGTAATGTCAATGATAACGAATGCGGAGTAGTCGCCTTCTACGCCCATGGCAGTGTCGGCAACAATAACGTATGTATGACCACGCTGTGGCTTCTCATAGATATCCAACCCATCTTTAGAGTGGATCGGATTGTTGAACGACATAGAAGCAATGACGTCAGCGTTGATCAGAGTCAGGCTAGAACCAAGGAACTTACAAAGAACCTCTTGGTTGTATTTAAGATCGCCAAGCATACGCTTCTGTTCTTCAGCCCACTTCTCATCACGACCTGGAATTTTCCAATAAGGAATGAACAGAGGCACGAAACCATTACGATCATTCTCAGCATCGTTCCAGAATTTCCAGAAGTGATTGTAACCAAGTGGAGTAGAACTCAACAGAATCTTGGTTGTCTCACCTGCAGAAATTGTAGGATAAACAGAAGTGAAGAACTGTTCAGCAACGGTGTTTGGGATGATCGCAGCTTCGTCGACGTATAGCAAGTTAACAGACTTACCACGAATACCAGAAGCAGTAGTTGCTGCAGTGAATACTTTTGATCCGTTTTCTAGTTCGATATCACCCTTGTTCCAAGTAGTAACACCTTGTTGCATCCATTTTGGTAGACACTCATACATTGTTTGATAACGGTCAAGAACTTCACGAGCAGCAGAGGCTTTGTTAGCCAAAATCGCTACTTGCTTGTTGTCTTGGAATAGTGTGTACCAAAGAATATATGCAGCAGAAGTGGTGGTCTTACCTTGCTGACGACCTTCCATAAGAATCACTTTACGATTCTCGTGGATAACTTTTACCTTCTCACGCTGGCAATCATATAATTTGAATTGAACAAGACCGTGATCAAGAGAAACAATGTAACAATAGTTCTCAATGAAGTAGATAGGGTCAGCTGCGCACTTCAGATACTCCTCGACTTGCTCGGGAGTAAATTCAATCGTAACACCAGCAGCTTTTAAGTTCGCATTCGAATTATATACTTGAGCCATACTTTAGAAGTTGTCTTCCCAATTCTCACCAGTAACAGTTGCAGTAGTAACATCGCCAGTCGCTGTATAAATGCGATTTGGTTCTGTGATTTCTTTGAAGCCAACATTTGCGTTGACAGTCTGAATAACACCTTGACCAGAAACTGGTCCAAACATGTTAGTCTTTAGAGTGAAGTTCAACGTGTGCGTGACGAAACGACGAGTCTGGAAATCTCCATCATACTCATCCGCTACGCTAACGCTATTTAGAATTACAGGAACATCTTGAACTACGTTCATCTCAGGGACTACTTTAACAGGTAGGTTATACTCTGGAGTGAAGGTAGGAAGAATCTGTTCAAGAATCTGTAGACCGTCTTCTTGAGTTTTAGTTAGAATGTACAAAGCAATTTCAATGTTGTATGGGACTGGAGTGTACATAAAGTTCTTAGAGGCAGAACCATCACCACACTCAATTTTCTGCATACGGTTTAGCTTACGTTGTGCGTCGTAGCTGTAACCAAGAATCTCAAATGACATTCTTGGTAGCGAAGTATAGGTATAGTTCTCTAAGGTTGGGTCAGAATCAATACGAACGATCCACTTTTCCTTTGGAGCATATGCCAATGGGACTTGAATGCGTTGAATTGTTGTACCAGTTACAGAGTCGCCTTGTTTGCGGTCAATGTAAATGTCGCTGAATAAACGACCGAAAGAAACGATGGTCTTACGAATAATCCCGTGATAGAATACGTTGTTGTTTAACAAGTTAGTCTCCTAGATCGCCGAACGGATTATTCTCATTAAAGATGATGTCAGCAGCTTCTTCTTTGAACTTGTTGTTATCACCGAAAGAGTCTGGCTTATCGATATTAGCTTCAATGATTGCTTCTGCTGCTGCATTAATACCACCACCGCCGATGAATGAGATAGTTGGCGGTACTTGGTATCCAGTTCCTGGATTTGTTACATTAACCGCAACAACCTTGCCTGCGTTAGTTCCAGTGCCAAGAACAGCAGTTGCTGCTGCACCAGTTCCAGCAGAACTCAAGAATGTTACAGTTGGAACAGAAGTGTAACCAGAACCGTTGTTAGTCATTCGGATAGAAGTAACTTCACCATAACGGTTACGTGTAGTATTAGTGCTGAATGTCTTAAGAGATTCAAATGCGTCAACTTCTCTAACGCCAGTATCGATACGCTCAGAAGCGTACTGGAACAGTTCAACTTGTAGCTTGTATACGTATAACTGACCAAGTTGATAGAATGGGTCTTGATGTGATACAAACTTAATCTCAAACAGAGACTTAGTCATCGGGAAGTAAATCAGATCGCCTTCGTTTGGACGAGTTGGTACAGTAGTGACGCCATAGCGTCCAACAAACTGCTCCCAACGACGACGAGCAACAACCAGCGTTGCTGATTGCTCAATCATCAAACCAAACTTCTGGATAAATGCACCTTGTCCGCCATAGCTGTCAATGTTCTCAAAGTACATTTCAATAGGGAATGCTGTCTTGAATTCACTCAGACGGTCTTCACCCAAGATCTCATCTTTAGAAACCAGAGTTCTTGGAATGTAGAAAACTTCTTTGCCGTATATACGCAGAGACTCGATGATAAGATCCTCTACGAGCATCTGCTCGGTACGAGTACCTTGTGTAAAATATACGTTAGTTGTAGTCATTATTATCCTAGGAAGAACTCAAGAGGAGCAGCTTTAGTGATTAGCTCGTCTTCAAGATCTTTAACTTCACCAGTTGCTTCGTCATACAGTTTATCACCATCAAGTGTAACACCACCTGGAAGTTGAATGCCAGAGAATTTCTTAATATTGACTGCCCACTGCTTCTTAAACAGGGCAGTAACGTAGTGTTTCAACCAAGCATCGTCCCAAACTTTAGCGTTCTCCGCTGGGTCAAGTGCACGGTAGCACTCAACGACAACAAAGTCGCCAAGAGCCAAGTCAGTGTCCCAGTTGATGTCTAAGAATAGTTTAGACTGACGACGGTTAAAGCGATATAGCGGATGTCCGTTCAACTCTAAGTCTAGCAGAGCCAAGTGAGACATAACAGTCTTATAGTAAATGATACTTGTAGAAGTTAGATCGTACAAGTCGTTTAGACGTAGTTGATACTGCAAGTCAAAAATGTTCTTAGAAGAAGACGCTTGACTGAATGGTAGAACACGAGTGATACCGTAAACAAGATCTGGAACCTCAACGTATTTCTTATCGTAAGTTCCAAGAACTAAGCTGTCCAACAACGCAGTTACGTTAGAAGATGTCCCAGTGATAGTATCACCACCAGCAAACGTACCTTTTACGTTGCGTAGTAGAAGTTTAGTTCCAGAAGATTGTCTATTGATTTCTTTAGCAACTTGTGCTGTACCACCAGAACTGCTAGTGACACGCTCGCCCAACATAAAGTTAGAAGCTACAGAAGTTGTAAGGTTGGCTTCAGATGCAGTGATCTGAAACTTCATGTATAGTTTTTCGATACCGTCTGGGTGGTATTGTCTCCAATACTCCAAGGCTTCATCAATACGATCTTCCAGTTGATCGTCGTCAGCATTGATTTCAACAACAGGATGACCTAGTGCTCTTAGGCAGTACTGCTTTAGTTGTTCTCTAGATGTAGTTGCCATAGGTATCCTTATACAATTGTCCAGACAGATCCGTTTGGAATAGTTACTGTCACGTTATTGTTGATGGTTATTGGTCCAGCTGTCATAGCATTGTAGTTTGACGGAATGCTAAAGTTTGCCGCAATCGTGTTTGCATTCATAAAGAATGGTGCGTTTGACGTTGCTGTTACTCCAGCAGTAGTTGTTACGCCACTGAACGAAGGCGCTGCTGTAGTTCTAAGGTCTTGTGGTGTACTAATGGTAGCAGTGCTGCCAGATACAGAAGTGGTAACACCATTACTAGAGGCAAAAGTGAGAGTGCCACCACCAGCAACAGAACCAGTACCAGAAGTACCTGCCAGAGAAATAGTAGTAGAAACTGAAGTTGTAGAAGCTGCAGTTACACGACCATATGTGTCAACTGTGATAACAGGAATAGCAGTGGAACCACCATAAGAACCAGCAGTTACGCCAGAAGTTGCTAGCGCAATAGTTACCGCAGATGAACCGTTATATGATGTTCCAGTTAATCCAGTGCTGATAGTAAGAGCGTTTAAGTTACTACCAAGAGCAACTCCAGAAATTGTTGAGTTCGCTAGTTTTGAGTTGGCTATAGAACCAGCCAACATCGTATTGGTAACAGTACCAGAGTCGCCAGTTGTAACAACAGTACCAGTTGTAGCTGGTAGAGTTAGTACAGTGCCAGTTCCAGCAGCTGCAGTAGGAACAATCTGTACTGAACCAGAAGTAGAGCCTGGAAGAGTTACAGAAGAAATACCAGTCAATGCTAGATTTGCAGAGGCACGGTTGAGAGCAACCGCAGTAGTACCAATGTAAGCAGTAGAGTTACCGAGAACAGCTGATGGAATAGTACCAGTTAGATTACCAGCAGTCAGGTTTGTTAGGTTGGCACCAGAAACTGCGCCGAATGATGCAGACCAAGTACCAGAAGTAACAGTACCAACGCTAGTTAAAGAAGAAGCAGTAACACCAGAACCAAGAGTAGTACCAGAAAGTACAGCCGTGCCGTTAATCTCAAAAACTTTACCAGAAGCTAAGTTTAAGTCTTCTGAAGATGTCCACGCTCCAGTAGCTGATTGCCACAAGAATGTCTTATTAGTAGCACCCTTCAGAAGAATACCACCACCATTAGCAGTAGTATCAGTTGGAGTGGCTACATCACCTAGTTCTAAAACAATATCATCAACAGTGATAGTTGTTGAGTTGATAGTGGTGGTTGTACCATTAACAACCAAGTTACCAGTTACAGTTAAGCTGTTGTTAACTGTCGTAGTGCCAGTAGAAGCACCAATAGAAAGTGTAGTAGCAGCACCGAATGCGTTGATAGTAGTCGCAGTGGTATTGAATACGTTGAATGATGTAGAACCAGTCAATACGCTAGTTGTAAATGATGGGCTAGTACCAAATACTAGAGAACCACTACCAGTCTCGTCAGAAACCGCAGAAGCAATTTGAGCAGATGTAGCAGTTAGCGTGTTATTTGCTAGGTTAATTGTTTTGTTGGTTAGTGTTTGCGTAGCAGCAATACCAGCAAGAGTATCAGTTACCGCAGGTAGAGTAAGAACGCCAGAAGCAGCAGCAGTTGCTTGAACACGAGTAGTTCCAGAAGTAGAACCTGCGAAGTCAATCGGAGTATTAGTTAGTAGTCGTGTATAATTCCATCCACCTTGCTTTGCTGCAGCAGTTCCAGCAGCAGTCTCAGCGTAGAACTCAAGTTCACCGTTAGATGCGCCAGAAGAAGTCTCAGCGATGATGTACGTGAAACCATCAACAGACTTCACACCACCAAGTGATGACCACGCTGTACCGTTATAACCTTCGAAAGAAGTTAGTGAAGAGTTGAAACGAATCTGACCAGTAGCAGCTGTTGGACGTTGAGCAGTAGTACCAACTGGAATAGTGAGCGCAGTAGTTGCGCTTAGAGTAATAGATCCAGAAAGTGTAGCGTCCCCAGCGAACGTACCAGAAAGAGTGCCGCTAGAGAGAGTTTTATTTGTTAGGGTTTCTGTTCCAGCTAGAGTCGCTAGAGTGCCAGAAGCAGTAGGTAGAACTAACGTAGCACCATTATTATAGATGCTGTTACCAGTCAGGTCAATGTTGTCGCCTGATGGAAGTTCTTTAATGTTTAAGTTGACTGAGTCAACAATTAACGGGAATCTATTAGCCATCTATTATCCTTAAATTGGTACGCTTACGTTTCCGCTTCTAGCAGCAACTACTAGGTTTCCACCAGAAACAACAATTGAAACTGGATTGGCTCTAGTTGACACTACTAAAGTTCCACCGCCAGCGCCACCAATCGACATAATGTTGTTTGCCGAATTCTTATAATATAGTTTTCCGTCAGCATAATTGATAGCCAACTCTCCATAATCCAGATCACTGGATACTGGGATTTTTCCGCCGACTGCGGATTTTTTGAGGATAATTTTATTAGCCATTACAATTCCTATTGAGGAAAACGATAAGCAGTAAAAACTGCTAGAGGGGAACTCTCGCTCCCCTCTTATTTATTCACATCTTAGTAAGTGCCACCGTCGATGTTGAAACCATCAAGAGTAGAAGTTCCAGCACCAGCACCAGTCAAGTTAGCAGATAGAGTTACGTTACCAGTAACACCAAGAGTACTAGACAGAGTAGTCGCACCAGTAACACCAAAGGTGCCACCAACAGTAGCGTTGCTAGTGACAGCAAGAGTAGAACTTAGAGTCGTTGCGCCAGTGACACCAAGAGTACCACCAACTGTTACGTTACCAGTGAAAGCACCAGTGGAACCGCTAAAGCTAGAAGAAGTGATGGTCTTGTTGCTTAGAGTTTCAGCGCCAGCTAGAGTCGCTAGAGTACCAGTAGTTGGTAGAGTTACGTTAGTAGCGCCAGTAACAGTCAGAGTGGTAGCAAAAGCACCGCTAGTTGTTAGGTTGCCACCAAGAGTGATAGTCTTAGTGCCATTGTTTACGCCAGTACCACCGTAAGTTGGGCTAACGACAGTACCTTGCCAAGTACCAGTACCGATAGTACCCAGAGTAGTGATAGAAGTCTGACCAACGTAAGTAGAAGCAATGTCAATACTATCAGCGTTGACAGTAATGCGGTTAGCAGTACCAACGATGTCTAGAACACCAGAAGTGTAAGTCAGACCAGCACCAGCAACACCAGCCTTCAATTGAAGAGCGTCGGAAACAATTTCAATACCGCCAGCAGCTGCTACGTTTACTTCTAGAGTGTAGCCATTCTTGCTTAGACCACTACCAGCAATTAGAGTGCCAGAGCTAGAAAATAGAGTGAAATCTAGAGCAGTAGTACCTAGAGTAATTGGATCGTTAGTAGTTAGAACGAAACCGCAGTCAGCGTTGACAGTACCAGACTCAACGAAACAGAACATACCGCTAGTAACTTCACCACCTGGATTGTTATCAGCGTCAGGCGCACGAGTCCAAGCAGTAGCAGAAACAACGTAAATACCGTTCTGAGAAGCAGTAGTCTGATCTTTAACCAGAACACGATCGCCAACAGAAAGCGCAACGCCATCGATAGTCTGAGTGTTGCTTAGGGTGATGTTGGCAGTAGTAGCTGCACGGACAGATCCCTTAACGTCTAGACCAGAACGAGCAGCGTCGACGTAGTACTTGGTAGCAGCATCAGAGTCAGCAGTTGGCTCAGCAAGGTTTGTGATCTTGTGAGCGTTCATGTCGATGACGTTGCCGAAAGTAGCAACGCCAGTTACGCCAAGAGTACCGCCAACAGTAGTGTTACCAGTTACGGCTAGAGTAGAACTTAGGGTTGTAGCACCAGTAACTCCTAGAGTACCAGCAATAGCAGTATTACCAGTAGCAGCAGTTACGTTGAACTTGTTAGTGTTAACAGAAAGATCGTTTGTAACAGCAAGAGTGCTAGAAAGAGTAGTAGCACCAGTTACACCGAATGTTCCACCAACAGTAGTATTGCCTGAAACACCAAGAGTGCCAGCAACAGTAGTGTTACCAGAAGTAGCGTTAACAGTAAACTTGTTAGTATTAACAGCGAAGTCGCCAGCAACACCAAGAGTAGAACTTAGAGTAACCGCACCAGTTACGCCCAGAGTGCTTGAAAGAGTAGTGGCTCCTGTAACACCTAGAGTTCCACCGATAGTAGTGTTACCAGTTACGCCCAGTGAAGACAGACCAGCTAGGCTTGCTGTTGTAGAACCAAGTGTTAGAGTAGAAGAACCAAGAGTGATGCTCTTAGCAGAAACAGCACCAGCAGTTACAGTGAAGTGGTTAGTGTCAAAAGACGCAACACCCTTATTAGTAGTGCTTGCATCTTCAGCAGAGATTGTTAGAGTATTTGCTGTAACAGCAGTATCAATACCCTCACCACCAACAATAGCTAGTGTTTCGCTTAGAAGAGAGATACCATCAGATCCAGTATCGCCAGTGATGTTTAGAGTAGTCGCTACGTTTGCGCTACCTGCTGCAGTTAGACGACCCTTGCTGTCAACAGTGAATGTTGGGATAGAAGTAGCTGAACCATAAGATCCAGCAGTTACGCCAGTAGTCTTAAGAGCAAGAGAAGTAGTACCAGCTACGTCGTCGTAAGTAGCATCAATTTCGGTGCTGTCAACGATCTGACCGCCAGTTACGTCTTGAATGTACTCAGCAAGAGAAGTGCTAGCATCAGTATAGATGTTAGTGATGATAGTCTTACCAGTACCGTTTGGCGTAATCAACAGATCGCCGTTGGTATTGGTAGTACTTAGTGTGTTGCCATTTAGGTCAAGGTTATCGACCTTTAGGTTGTCCAACTTAGAGTTGGAATCGACAACAAGAGCAGAATCAGCAGTTAGAACACCTTTGGTGTGATCCAACATGTCTGTGAAAAACTTACCACCGATAACAATGTGGTTCGCCGCATTACCTGCGGTTTCTGTGCCCATACCAATGTATAGGCGATCACCACCATTGGAACCATTATCTGTTAACGCAGAATACGCTAACTCACCAGCGCCCAGTACTGCTGGGTTACCACTGACTGACGATCTTTTAATTCTAATAATTGACGCCATCTTTTATTTTCTCCGATTAAAATTCTCCACCTTCCATGTTCTGCGCATCAAGCGTAGTGGTAGATGTCCATTTGTTTGTAGTTGTTCTAAACACCAGAATTGCACCATTGTTTTTACCGTTCGTGGTAACGTCAATATCACCTACGTTATCCAACGATTCTACAACTGCTGGATTTGTCAGATTGGTTGTTGTGGTTACAAGAGTTTCTTGCGCTAGTGTAGCGGTAAACTGAGAACCATCGTCAATTACGACTGTTGTATCTGCCATATTAAATCTGAGTGATTTCTGGGGTTACTGTGACGATTCCCTCAACAACTCTGGTTCTGTTACCAGCTGAAGAGGTAATCTCTACGTCATACAGGTATCGACCTGGAGGGATTGCTCCCGTTTGGGCTGCGGTTAATTCTAACCTGACTTTACCAGCCACCGCATCAAATACGCTGGCTGTGAAATTGTATGCAGTAGTGGAGGTATAAGACTTACGGATCTGCGACTTAACTGTGTATCCAGTTAGGTTGAGTGCTCCTGCGCCGTTTGCTGCTACAGTAATGATGTTGCTGTAGTTAGCCCCTGCGTCGATGAAAATATTAGCAATAGTCGCCACGTGAAGATCTCCAAATTCTGTACTCTTTATTTATTCGTTTGGAGAATTTGCTTGTAAAAAATCCCGCCGAAGCGGGATTTGTTATTTATTGGTGGTCTTTACTGGAGGGTAAACTATACCAAACTTAGCAAACTCTACAGTTTTGATAGCTTCAACTTCTTGATCAAACTGTTGCTTTGTAATTGGTAGTGGTTCATCTTCATTCCAGATCAAAGCGTCAAAGTCGCCATTGAATTCAAACTTTTTACCAGACAGTAGCTTAGTGATAGCTAAGTTCTGAATCTCTCGTTCGTTGATCATATTATTTCCTCTTATCTAATCCAAAAACTAAATCCATAGATGTTGTCGTACTCTCCGTCACCATCAGATTCATAAAAGATGATTCTATCTGCGTCGTTACCAATATCATCCCACTGAACGAATCTAGACTGCGGTAGAGACACATACCCACCATTAACCTCTCCAGTCCATGGAGAAGCTAAGTTACCTATAAACAAGCGTTTTCCATTACCAGAACCATCGCCGAAATAAATTCCAAAAGAAGTGTAGTTGCTTCCAAGAGTTACGGTTGTACCATCACCACATGAAACGATCTGTTGTTTAGTTGGTGCAACTGTTGGGTTATCGCCAGAATCGTCAAAACCAGCACCATCTGGACCAGCAACAGAGTAAAAATCAAAACCCTGTACACGGATTCCACGAGATCCGTAAGGAACACGAATCTTAATAGATCTCATAGTTCCTAACTCACCGCTAACGCCTTCTGCTGGGAAATAGATCGTTCCATTGCTAGATGCTTCCGCAGTGTTGTACTTATTCAATCTAACTAGAGGTTCGCCATCTTTAGCTGCGCTTGTTGGACTATTTCTATTTCTAGTGTCATTATTCTGTAACAGTCTTCTATAACGGTTAACAGTTCCAATATCAAACTTCATCCATCCGCCAACAGAAGAACCGCAAAGTGCCCCTGTCATATCACACTGAACAAGAAGCGGAACATCGCCTGTAGTTCCTGGAAAGTTAACCCAATAGAACCCAGTAGGTGCGTTAGGATTGGCTTCTAAGATTTCTTTAGCATTTGTAGCTGGCTTTGACGGAGTAGTACCAATCAAAATAGAGTCAGCTGTTACGCCTGAGTCATAAAATGTAACTGCCATATATTACCTTATCTGATCCAAATTGTATAGAAGTATAGTTGAACGTACTCTGTGTCGCCATCAGATTGATAAATGATTAGTCGATCAGCATCATTACCAATATCATCCCACTGAACGAAGCTGCTTGCACCTAGAGTGAACCAGCCACCGTTAATTTCTCCGCTCCAACCACCTTCGCTAACAGATCCGTTCCAGTTTGGTCTCCATACACGTTTTCCATTAGCTGCACCATCACCAAGGTAGATACCGAATGATGAATAGTTGCTGCCTAGACCAATACCATTTCCATCACCAGCAGAAACGATTTGAGCACGTGTAGGCGCAGAGTTATCTAGCCAGTCGTTATAAGCATAGTGGTCTGGACCATTGACAGAGTATCCTCTAAAATTAGTTACTCTGATACCACGAGAACCTGATGGCATTCTAAATCTGATTGCTCTGATACCGCCATCTGTAGAAGATGGATTCCAGAACAAAGACATATCTTTAGAGGTGTCTTTTGTTACACCACCATATGCCCAATAATAATTACCTGCTACTGGGTTTTCTTGAGAGTATAAAAGATTCCAGTTTTGATGTGTCCAAGCGTCATCAATTTTCATCCATCCACCGATAGAAGAACCAGATTCGCTACCTGTCATATCGCAATAAGTTAGTAGCGGTTGGTTGTTTAGAGTGGCTGGAAACTGAATCCAATAATATCCAGAAGGTGCGTCTGGGTTGGCAGCAAGAATAGCACGTGCGCTACTTGCTGGGGTTACTGGTGTGGTTCCAATAAGAACATTAGAACCAGAAATTCCATAAGATCCGTTAATTGTAATTGCCATTATCTTACCCAGAATGTCCAGTCATACAGATACTCATATTCAGTATTACCGTCTGTTTGGAAGAAAATTAGTCTGTCTGAATCGATACCAGTATCGTCATATGGAACAAACGAATTTTGTGTTAGAGTTACATATCCACCATATGGCGCTTCAGCGTTTGTTGGATAGTCACCATTAGAAGTTCTGTATGGTCTTACTCCAGAACCCGAGCCGTTACCGAAGTAAATACCGAAACATGTGTAGTTTGAACCTAAGCTAACAGTACTGCCAGACCCAGATGACACAATCTGTGAATTTGATGGGTTAGTAGCAGTGGTATCGTTCCAACTTGGCCAATCAGATCCACCAACTGAGTACATTCTCAATTTAGTAACTCTGATACCACGAGAACCAGAAGGTAGGCGAAATTGCAATGTTCTCAAAACACCGTCAGTTGCAGACTCCTGCCAGTAACGTCCTAAGTTGGTTGCTCCATACTCACCCCAATATCCATTCATCCACATTCCAAGACCATTACCACCAGAGTAAGCTGGTGTTCCGTTTGGTGTTAATTGATACTGTGCTAGAGCTCTGTGTGATTCCCACCATGCTAGATCTAGACGCATCCATCCACCAACAGTAGAGCCAGCAGAAGAACCAGTCATATCGCAATATGTTTCTAGTGGGTAGTTTCCCAAAACTCCAGGAAAACTGATCCAATACCAACCTGATGGTGCATTTGGGTTTTCTGCCAGAATAGCACGTGCGCTACTTGCTGGTCTGGCTGGGGTTACACCCAAGCCAAATTGACTGCCAGTTAGACCACTTTGGTTAATAGTAAAAGCCATTTATACTCTCAATTATGGTTTTGGAAACTGTTCTTTTACTGCGTCAATAGTTGCTTTCCAACCATCATACCCTTGATGATATAGAGTGTCAAGCTGTTCAGCTACAGATGGATAGGAAACTGCACGTAGTCTAGCATACTGAGCGTTGTCAAATGCATCTTTAAGTTCTTGCGCCTTAGCCATAACAACTTCTTTTGTTGGTTTAGCGATGTCTTCGCTTTCCCACTCAATTTCTTCATATGTGAATTCGCCTGTAACTCGCCAGCGTGCTCCTGGAGCAATAGCGTTTAGCGCTTGAGGAACATACTCAGTTACAGGATAAGATCTTTGCGCTTTATAAAGCGGATTGTCTGGATGTAAATCGGAGCTCATACTGGCTCTACCTCCCAAATGTGTAATAGTGAACCTTGTTCGTTAGGGATTCTTGTATCCCCGTCGCCATAATGAGGGTTCCAAGGTGTTCCTGGGTTGTTGGCGCCACCATCATTAGCTGCCCAACCCACCTTCATATTTAGCACTCCAGTTTTGGTGATGTCTGGGAAGTAAGTGACGAACATACTACGGCGATCGTCACCTGCAGAAGAAGGGCTTCCACCACCACCAATCTCAGAATATGGAGTACAACGGTAAGATCTATTACCATCAATTTCTCCATAATAGCCAACTTGACCGTTTTGAGTTGATCCAAAGTGCAGCCATCCATAAACAACAAGGATAGAAGTTCTGGAAATCTTTGTTACTGGAAACTGCCACAATGTACCGTCAACTTGAGCACTAATAGCAACACGTTGATTGGACCATGCAGTTTGGTGATTGAATGGTCTTCTTGTTGTCCAGTTTTTAATTTGTGCTGTGGTGATATTGTTACCACCACTAGTATTTTGAATGTTTGTTACGCCTAGGAAACTCATGGTTCTATCTCCCATAGTCTGATGAACGATCCACTATCTGGGCGAGTTCTTGGTTCATCAGAACTGTTTGGATTCCAAACACTAGATGGCGTATTAGCTGTACCGTTGTAAGAACTCCAACCAATAGTAAATGTTTGACTTCCAGTTGTTGTATATCCACTGATGTAAGAGATTACATATTGAATCGTATCAACACTAGGGTCACTAGCGGTTGCACTATTTTCACCGACAGCCATGTACGGGAAGCCGATGTAAGTGTTTGAAGAAGTTCCATACTTACAGAACAGTCCAACTTCAGCGTTTACGTTTTCTCTAAAGTGAAGATAACCTTCTAGGCAAAGAATAGAAGTTGACGATAGCTTGTTATATGTAACAGACCACAGACTACTATTAGTTACAACAGAAGACAACGCTGTTCTAGTTGTATTCAAATAAATCTGCTCATTAAATGGACCAGACTTCAGACGATTGAAATAATCAGTCTGTGTAAATTCTCTAAACTTACTTGAGTTGTTGTTGGCAACTACAATATTGTTAGCTTGAATAGTACTCAATTTTCTACCTCCCAAACTAACATAATAGAACCAGATGCTGGGTTTGTTCTTGCTTCATCGGTATTGTTTCCATTCCAAACAGCAAACGGAGCATTAGCGCCACCATCTCTTGCTTGCCAACCAATATAAAGATTTTGAGCACCAGTTGTAGTAACCCCACCGATGATAGTGTGGATTGTATGGCATCCAAAGTTGTATGTATTGGCGTTGGCGTTTGCGTTTGCGGAGTTTGCAGCACCCCACCACTCAGCATACGCATTACCTTTCCAAGATTTAGCGCTGCTTCCGTAACGAGCATACCAACCAACTTGTCCATTGACTACGCCGTTACCTTTTATATACGCTCTAATGTAGATGGTAGACGTAGGTGACATCTTGCTGTAAGAAACACCCCAAAGGTCAGTTGCTGGTTGAGCAGAAACTGCAGTTCGGGTGTTATTGTAGTAAACCTTGTAGTTGAACGCAGTGTTGTGCGACCCAAGTACAGTAGGTACTACATCTGGAAATTTTGTTTGGTTGTTACCGCTAATATCGGTCAACCCACCACGAACAATTACTGTGCTCATCTATTACTCTGGCTTTGGATATTTTGCTTTAACTGCTAAGCATGCGTCAATATATGCTTGAATTTGCGCTTGATCGCCCTTAACCACACCATCGATATATTCTTGAAGTGGTGGGTATTCTTGCATACGTTGTCTTTTGTATTTCTGTGCTTCAATTTCTGCTAGAACAACTTGAACTTCAGCTTCAACTTCTTCTTTAGTTGGTAGCGTTTGTTTCTTGTCTAACCATGTGATGCCCTCGTAGCTTTCTCCAATAAGAGTCCACTCTGCACCTGGACGTAGGCGAACTAATGCCTGATCAATCATCTTGAAATCTCCATAATTCGAATTGTTGACACGCCAGCACCAGAGCCTGATGATTGGTGTGTGCGGTTAAAATATGCGGTACTTCCAGTAACTCTCCACTGAAGAGTTAATGTAATTGGCACACCTACCTTAGAACCAGTGAATTTGCCAATATGTTCTATGTTCTTAATAAGATACGCATTAGCTTCATCGCTAAACTGACTATATCCAAGCTCAGCGTCCCAACCCCAGAAAGTTTCTCCAGAATTGATATAACCGTTTGGCACACCAAACGCTGGAGAAATAAACTGATCGGTGTAGCTATTATAGAGTCTAAACTCAGTCTCTGTTTGGTTGGCGGTCCAACCACGACCATTATCGTTAAATACGGCAACAGTCTCTACAAAGAACTCACTATTATCAGCTTTTGGAACAATAGTGGCTGAAAAGATGTCAACGAATGATGTGCTTGTTGTAGCTACTTGCTGATTGTAAGTTTGTGTGACTACCTGCAGCGGTACGTTTACAATAGCACCAGAAGTAGTTCTCCATTTGTCAAAGCGTGCATAACTTGGCATATTATTCCTTACTGAGCAATTTCCATAACTCTAAGAGTAGATACGCCTGAGCCAGAACCTGTTGATTGGAACACTCTATTGATATATCCTGTGCTATTATCAACACGCCACTGCAATGTGAATGTAATAGGAGTGCCTGCCGTAGAACCAGAAGCCTCACCAACCCACTTAATATTTTTGATTAAGTATGCTTTAGCTTCATCCGAGAATGTATAACCAAGTTCTGCATCCCAACCCCAGAAACAGCTACCGTCAGTGTAGCTAGTTGATACTGCTGGAGAAACAGCAGAACTAGTATTAGAATTCCAAACTCTAAATTTTGCCTGACATTCGTTGGTGCTGTAACCACGACCGTTATCAGAGAAACAAAGAGACAGGTCAATAGACCACTTACTGCCACTTTGCTTTGGAGTAACTGTGACTGCAAACGCATCAGTGTATGATGTGCTTGTAGTTGACAGTTGGTTTGTGAGTACGTTTGATACTACCTGAAGAGGTACGTTGTGTGTAACGCCAGAACTGTTCTGCCATGTGTCAAACTTTAGAATACTTGCCATTTCAATTTCCTATTATACGATTGTCCAAGTAGAGCCGTCTGGAACAGTTACTGTAACATTATTATTTATGGTGACTGGTCCAGCTGTCATAGCGTTCTTACCAGTAGTGATAGTGTAGTTCGCAGAGATAGTAGTGTCGTTTTCCCAGAAAGCGTAGTTACCTGCGCCACCAGTAGCACCAGAACCAATAGCACCCCATGCTGTTCCGTTATGTCCTTCAAACTGATTTAGGTCGCTGTTGTAGCGAATCTTACCCGCAGCACCAGTTGGACGTTGTGCGCTAGTACCTTTAGGTAGAGTTAGAGAGCCAGTAGATGACCAAGCAGAATCTGTATCTAATTTAGCTACGTTAGAACCTACAGTTAGTGTTGGATTTCCAGAAACACCATCCCCGTTGGTTACTGTGATATATCCGCTAGTTCCAGTAATTGTTCTAGCTGAAGAGGTACCAGAACCTGTTCTAGCATACAAACCTGCAGTAGAGATTGATGAAATAGCAGCCAAGTTTGCTGAGTATGCCTGAACGTCAGTACCAATAGCCAACCCAAGATTAGTTCTTGCAGCTGCTGCGTTAGACGCTCCAGTACCACCGTCAGCAATAGCTAGGTCAGTAGTAAGAGTCTGGATAGTACCACCAGTGATGTTAACTGCGTTAGCTTCTTGTAAAGCTAAAGAGCCGATACCCAAGTTGGTTCTTGCTGCAGAAGCAGTAGTTCCGCCAGTACCACCATTGCCGATAGCGACAACACCAGTTACGTTTGTTGCGTTGCCTGTTACATTACCTGTAACATCACCAGTTACGTTACCGATTAGAGTTGCATATACGTTTAGACCAACGAATCCTGCAGCTGTAATGATACCCTCATCGTCACGGTCTGGGATAGATTCATCAGTGACCGTAACATAACACTGAGCTTTATCAGTCTGTGCGGTAGAAGATACGTTAGGTAGGGAAGGTTGAGAGTATGTAAAAGATGTAGCGTTTGGAACAGTAGCGATAGTATAAGTTCCATTGAAACTTACATTCGAACCGTTAATCAAAACACCAAATACCTTAACACTCTGACCGACTGTGAATCCGTGCGCAGAGGAAGTGGTGATAGTAGCTACCGCACTTGTTCTAGATACACTTGAAATTACAAATGCACCTGGAGTGTAGTGAGAGTAGGTATGTCCATCAAGGAAGTCTGCGTCTAAACCAGAACCGTGTCCATCGACAGTCTTAAGTTTAGTTAAGATGTCGTTTGGGGTATAAGTTGATGCATCTAGCTTGGTAGCTAGCTCATTGTTTAAGGATGTAAAGTTACCGTCCACCTCTGCATTGGTTAGCGGACTACCCTTTACTGATCTTAGCGTTAATGTCGCCATTATTTTCCCTTATCTTTCAGGTAATTATTTATTCAACAATGCTACTAGCATTTGCTTGATTTCGCAGATCTCATTCTTAATGTTATTTATTTCTTCTGCCTGCTTAGCTATTTGCTCTTTAGCCTGTTTAGACTGAGACTTTCTAGCTAGGTAGTTCTCAAACTCTGTTTGGTTGGTATTCAAGACTGCCCCAGAGGACATGTCTCGAACCAAACCATCTTTAGCTTTGATATGAACGAACATAATTAAGCACAAGCAATGACACGTAGGTCTTTAATTCTAGGAACAGCAGCACTGTTAGTAGACTTTAGAACCAACTTAACTTGAACAGCGTCGAAGTTTGCTAGTTCAGGAGAAGAGAAGTTCATATCAATAAACTGGTTGCTTCCATTCTGCACGTAAACAACTGGAGCATCAGAAGAAAGTTGTGTGTAGTTAGTTGTGTCAAACACAGCGTTAGAGCCAACAGTGTTTACACGATACCATACTTCAACAGCAGCTTCTGCTGGAATGCTTGCCGCAAAACGAACACGTAGGTAGTTCGATGGGTTTGCTAGGTTGACTTTCTTAGTCACATACTTGCTGTATGTAGTACTTGCAGCTGGAGCGATATCATCAACAAAGATCTCACGTTGTTTGATAGTCACAGCAGCGCCAGCAGACTCAGTAGTGAAAGTGGCGTTAGCGAATGCAACAGTCGTAGTAGTTCCGTTATCGACAACAGAAGAAACTAGGAAAGTGCCATTGTTTGCTGCATTAGATGCACCAGAAATAACTAGGTATTTACCAACAGCAACAGTCTGTAGAATCTGACGAGAAGTAGCGTTAGTAGTAGTGATGCTGTCTGGGTTAGAGTCTGCGAAAGCGATATTAGTTACCGCAGATAGCAGAGTGTTCTCATCCAAACCACCCACGTTGGTGTTAGTTTCAGAAGGGCTATTGACCTTGTTGGAAACAACAACCAAGCTAGTGCGAGCAGTATCTAGGATTGGAGACAGTGCATCATTCTCAGATTCCATAGTGACGTTGAACGTCACAGACTTGTTACCACCAAGGCTATTGTTCTCGTTCACTTCAGAAGCAATCATGCGTGGAGTGTAGAAAGTATTAGTTTCGTTAGCAAGAACTTCTTGGAAATCGCCATCTTGAGCGTAAGCAACTTGAGAAGTGCTATCAACAGACTTACCGCTAGTAGTCTTGATGCCGAACGACGCAACAGTTTCAGAGAAAGTCTGAACATTAACCATTGGCTGTACAGAATCAAACTGCATGTTACGAGTAGCACGCATTGTATTTCCACCAGTGTAACCAGTAGAAGTAGCTGCAGTAGCAACAGTTACGCAGTAAGAATCTAGATCAACATCACTGATAACGTGAGTTGTGTAGATCTGGCTTGCTGGGATACCATTGATTGGAGGTGTATATTTGAAAGCACCAGCAGTAACTGCTACAGCACCGTTGGCTGCAAGAGTCAACGAAGTATTAGATGCAATAGAAGCAACCTTACCGATGTAAGTTCCAGCAGAGTTATACAACTCAGAACCAACAGATAGCTGAGTAGTAAACGCAGTACCAGAACCAGTAACAGCAGTTGTAGAAACTGAAGAAGTGATAGTTCCAGTGCCAGTGTAACCAGTTAGCTTTTGTGTAGTTAGATCAGAAACAACAACACGTGAACCAGCTGGCATGCCGTGGTCTTTCTGATAGAAACGAACCTTAGTTTGTCCAGTACGAGTTTCAACTGGATCGAAATCCAGACGTTGATACGGTAGAACGTCGTTGACGAACTCAATATCAGCAACAGTATTAGTTGCAAACTTGGCACGGTAGATAGTGAACTTCAGATCTTGCATCTGGTCGGCAGTCCAAGTAGATGCGTTTTGAGATTTGAAGAACACACCCATGTATGGTTGTTCAGAAATAGTACGGCTAGATCCTGGAATCTGGTCGCCTAGCTGAGAGATCCAAACCTTGTAGTTGTTTGAGTCAGAAGACAGAACGATTGCATACTCAGCGTTGTCCTGAACATAAACAGGAGATGGGAACACGAAAGTAGTTGGAGTGTCGTACTTAGGTACAGAAACACCATCAACCATAACAGCATTACTAGAAAGATTGACCTGCTCTGGTTTCAGAGAAACTTTAGAGAATGGTAGAACTAGCTTACCTGGATATCCGTTAACAACTTCACGAAGTTCTAGGTTGACTGGAATCTTAGGGTCTTTAGAAGCAAAGAAGATGTCGATCTTGGTTAAGAACGCACCACCCTTTTGTTGGACCAAGAAAGTTTGAGCCAGAGGATCCCACCAGCCAGTGTCAGCAACAACACGCTCAGAAGTTTGAACGATAACACGGTTGTCACGAACCTGCTCTTCAACCAACTCAGCATTACGAACTGCATTAACAGTTTGCTGACGAGTCTCAAGAATACCTTGAGCACGGTACATAGCACGACCACGAGAAGTGAATGCGCCTTGTGCTTGGTTAGTATCAACCAATTTGAACTCACGCTGTCCAGCACGGAAGCGGATAGAGTCAGTGTTAGGGATATTGAATAGTAGGTGAACATCACCACTAAAGTTAGTGACGATAGAACCACCAGTAGAACCAGAAGCGATAGACTGGAAAGTGCCACGTGCGCCAGTAATAGAACCTAGAATCTGCTCAGAAGCAGAGAAAGTTCCTTTGACGTTGTGTACAAACAGAGAATATGCGCCAGTGTCTGGATTATATTCAGTTCCAACTACAACAGCAGTTGCTCCAGAAGTTTGACCAGTGATCACATCACCCTTGTTCAAACATACTTGAGAGTCGCCGTTGATACGACGAGCAGTGTCAGCAGAAAGACCACCGACGTTTGTTTGTGTATCAAACACGCCAGAAACTGGAGTGTATAGAATCTTAGAGGCAGAAGTGCAGTAAGCAGAAACGTCGATATCGTCGAAGAATGGGTAGAAGCGAGTGTTCGGCTTCAGACCACGAACTTGGACTAATACGTTACGGCTACGGATGTAAGGGATAGCTGCAGTAGAAAGAACACGATCGGCAACAACTTGCTTATCAATCTTAGCTACTAGAGTAGTCTTAGTACCAGTACGAGATTGACCGATTTGAGTAGCGAATGTGTCAACAGTAACTTGACGAGCATTAGTATGACCACGTTCTGCAGCACCGAAACGTGCCTTCATATCAGCAATAGAGATACGAACATCACCTTGACCAGAAGCCCAGTTATCACCAGCAGTGTAAACTGTACGTCCGATACGTTGTGATGCACCAGCCCATTGGTTTTGCCAAGAGTTCCAAACAGTACCTAGAACACCTGCCTTTTCAGCGATGTTCTTAATTGTGTTAAAGTTACCTTCTACTTCAACAATCAAGTCTGGACGACGATCAACTTCAAACCAGTCGTCAGATGGTGGGTTTAGGTTAACAACACCAAGGAATGTAAAGATAGCAAATGGGTTAATGTTCTCTAGACGAGAAGCATACTCTTGCTTGATAAGTGGTACGTGCTCAGTGACTGGTAGAGTGATAACATCACCATACAGCTGGTAGTTTGCAGCAGCACGAGCAGCAGAAGTAGAATTCTTCTCGATTAGGTTTACGTTGTTCATGGCGAAGAATGGGCGCAGTTCTGCGTTTTCCATATCAATCGCACATAGGTAATCAGGGCTGCTTACATCACCAGTATTGTGTCCAGTGAATCCGTCTACGATGAAACCGTTCTTGAAGCGTGAGTCGCCAGCAGCGTCAATAATATCTAGAGACTCAGTCTGTTGCTCTAGTAGAGACAGAGAAGTGTAGTATTCTAGATTGTCAATACGCTTTTCTAGTTTGCCGATATCACGCATTGTGTAACGCTTGTTGTCAACAGACTGGATAGCTACGTTATTGCTACTAGTACCAAAAGTGTAAGGCTCTAGCGATAGGTTGTATAGAACCATACCCAAAGCTGGGTCAAGAGCATCACCTGGATTTAGGGATGGAACGCCATCAATAGCAAAGAAGTTACCATCAAAGTCAATAGCAATCTTAGTCTTACGTGATAGGTAGTATTGGAAATCAGCACGAACATCAACGCCACGTTTAGGTACTAGAGATGCTGAAGAACCAGATCCAGAGAATGTAGCGCCATCGTCAGAAATACGTGGACGGAAGTCGATAACATCACGTAAAGCAACACCTTGGAAGTAAGGGATAGCTGCATAAGCTACGTTGCTTGGATAAGAGTTAACAGTGAAATAATCACCAGTAGAGTGAGAGAAGTATTCCCACTTAACTTCAATCGGTGCAGTTGGCGCAGAGTAAGAAGATTTTAGAACCAAGCGAGCGACATCATAGTGTGTGATTCGTTGACCGTTATCGAAGTCGAAACGATCAGTAATGTCAATGCTGTAAGTAGAACCTGGACTTGCAAAAGTTCCAGACTTCATCTTAACGCTGATTAGGCGATAACCGTCTGCTTTGCCTAGTAGCAGTTCAGTCTTAGTAGTCGCAGCTTGTGTAGTGAAAGAAGTAGTATCTGTTACAGAAACCAGAGTCTTAGACTTCTCAGTTAGTGTAACGCCAGACTTATTAACTGCACCGATGATAATGAAGGGTGTAGAAGCGAAAGTGTCTGGTAGAGTAAATTGAACAGTAGAACCAGATACGTTGATTGCGCTTGGAACAACAATAGTGCCGCCAGAAGTAGCACTATTGTTAACTAGAATGTAGTTATCAGTTTCGGCTGCAGATGCAAATGTACCAGAAGAAGTAGTAGCAGTAAGAGTACAAGTACCACCAGAACCACCAGAAGAAGTTCCAACAAACTTCTCATAAACTGAGTAAGTAGTATCGTTAGTTCCAGAAGAACTACGAACAGACTTGATAGCGTAGTATGGTAGTTGGTAAATTAGACTAGAATTCTCTGGCTCATAGATCTCAGTTCCAACACGATTGATAACAGAACCAGTAACAGTACCGCTAAATGCGCTGTCGATAGTCAAAGAAACTTGGCTTGCGATGGCAGTAACACGTTTGATTTCAGTGTTACCGATTGTGTTCACAACGCTGATGTAATCACCAACAACTAGATCAGTTTGGAAAGAAGTTCCAGAACCAGTTAGCGTAGTTGTTGAGGCAGAAACAGAACCAATCAAACGCTTGTTGATTGGCTTAATGTCTGCAGAGAAACTTAGTTGTGGATCACTGGATACGTTGAAGTACATAGACTTGACCTTGCGAGTGAAGTCTTGGTTGTTGTACATCTTAACGTCAAACAGAGAAACCTTATATACAGCAGCTTGAGTAGAACGATCACCATCGTGCCATTCAATAGCACGAATACGGGCAGTACCAACTGCAGTTCCTACCGCAGTACCACGACCAGCAGTATTAGTGATTTGGCTGTATAGAGTTACAGTTGCAAAAGAATCAACTGGAGGTAGGCTGTTTACGTTAGTCACTAGAACGTAGTTACCAACAGTTGCTGGAATAACTGCGTTGTCTACTTGAACGAAAGCACGAGACTTATCTACAGTAACATACTCAGTTGCGATCTTTTCGATCTCGTATCCCTGAACGTATGCTTTTCCTGGCTCTAGACCGACAGCAAGTTTGGCTTCACTACCGCCATCTTCTGGATCATAGATACCACGATTGTAATAAGGAGCCTCGTTATATTCCCACTGAACACCAGTAGATCCTGGACCGTCATATGCAGTGCCAGTAGTGTGAGTAGGTGGGACGTTAATAGAAGTTGCGCTATTTTTAGCAACGTAAGTAACACCGTTATTAATAACTACGTCACCGATCAAGTATGCTTTGTTTTCAGCCCAAGAACCACGATTGTTGTTGCGGTGTTCGCGAATATCAATAGCGAAATTACGAACAGTGTAGTTACCAGACTCATCATAAGTACGACGAGCAAGAGTTTTTTCTAGTTCAGAGTAATCAGTTTTGATTACGTGGCGTTTGATCTGACCACCTTCAACACGAAGTAACTCAACGAAGTCTACGTCATCAGTAGATTCAATAGTGCGTGTAGTTAAAGTTAGGTCGATGTAGTAACGGTGAGCACCTGGAGCCGCAAAGTTGTAGCTGTTTTGTGCGTTGTCCAGAAGCATCTCATATCCTGGATCTTCTGGAGTAATTAGTTTCTCATCTACTTTTAGACCGATACGGTAAGTAGGAGTATTTGAGTATTTGTCAAGAGTAATAACTTGACGGTCAACTAGAACGAAGTAACCGTTGACATAGTAAACACCACGCTCAACAGTAGCAGTAGAACCAATACCAGTGGCACCAGAAGAGATAGCTTGAACAACGTAAGCAGCGTCTTCTGTTTCTTGTGGTGTTAAAATCTCGCCGTCAGCAAAAACTTTAGTGACGTTGTCGTCGGCTGAGTTAGTGTAACGTACGTAGATAGTTGCTGGGTCAGAACCAGTTGCGTTCTCGACTTTAATAACCTGAGCAGTTAGACCATTCTCACCGACAAGAACTTTACCTTCTAAATTGTTAACATAAGTTTCAATAACAGCGCCAGCATAAACTGCTTGTAGCTTTACATAGTGAACTTCGGTATCAATCGAAGACTGTCCTGGAATAACCATTGCACCTTGTTTGAAGATGTGGTCGCCATGACGCTTGATCTGATTCTGCAGAATAGTCTGCATTTGGGTAAGTTCACGTGCTTGAACCGCAAAACTTGGACGGAACAAAATTCGATAGAACTTATGGTTCTCGTCGAAGTCATCATTATATGGTTCGGTATTGAAATCGATCATTCTTAACTCTTTATCCTAAAAGGTTCTCTTATATTTATGCGTTAGAAACGGATAATCGTTCTAAGAGTAACGGACTGGTCAACAGTAGGTGTGAATGCCTGTTTGTTGTCGATGAACAGTAGGTCACCAGAATATTTATCAGCCGTTGGAGGAGTTACTGCGCTTGCAGAGAAAGTAAAGTTGCCAGAGTTGATAAAGGTTGTGCCGATGACAGGCTCGAAGTTATCGAGAGACTGCGCAAGAATAGCAGAACCAGTATTAGTCACGATACGGAAACGCTTACCAGTAACAGACTCAGTGATGATAGAGTCTACTGGGAAGAACGTCGTGCTAATGTTACCAGAAATAACCCAGCAAGCAGAAGCAGCAATAGCAGTTAGGTTGTTGGTACCATTATAAACACGTGGGTTCTTTAGGATACCTAGTTGACGATAGTCGTTGTTTACATCAAAACCTTGGTTCTTATCGCCAGAGATATTAGTGTAGAACATCAGAGTGCGAGCAAACAAACCATTGACAGCGTACTTACCATGCCCACCATAAGGGGTGATAACAGCACGTGCTTTAGCACCATAACCGTTACCGTTGATAGAAACAGTAGCCCAACGATAACCTGTGCCGTAGTTAGTGATAACGATCTTCTTAATGAAACCGTTTTCAATAACAGCACTAGCTTCTGCGCCGACACCATCGCCGTTGATAGTTACAGTTGCAGCAGCATAACCCCATCCACCAGAAATAACTGGAATGGACATGATACGACCATCTAGAGTCAACAACTCAATGTTAGCTTGTAGAGTGTTAACATCTCCTGGAGACAAGTCAGCAGAAACTTCAGCACCGTCGCCATCACCGTTGACAGTAATAGTTGCATACGTATAACCAACACCACCATCATCAATCTGAACATCAATCAGCTGACCGAATGTTGAATAATACTTAAACTGAGCAGTGCCGTTCGGGGCAATACCAGAAGTGTGTGTAGGTGGCGAAGAACTAGTAGTACCAGCCACAACAACAGTATATACGTTCTGGTTGTAAGAAATTTTCTGTCCCTTTGTTACAGCAGTAGTAGCAACCCAAGGATTACCAGTGTAATCGTTAGCAAAGATAGGAACAAGTTTAGCTTCAGACTTAACGCCAGAGAAGTACATGGATGCTCCTGAACCAGACAATCCACCAATAGTGATTGTAGGAAGAGCAGAGTATCCTGCGCCATACTTCAGAGGTGCAGTACCAACTGCAGGAGAACCTGCATAAGCTAATGTAGCTGTACCGTTAGAAGCTGATCCACTCAAGTGAGTTGGTGCAGTAGTGCTAGTTGTGCCAGCGCCAGTTACAGTATACAAACGGTTAGAGTACCAGATCTGCTGTCCAATAGTGACAGCAGTAGAAGCTGTCCACTGTGTACCAAATGTAACAGTAGGGGCAGTGGTATAGTTAGATCCTGGATCGTTGATGATAACTTTGATTACAGAACCATTAGCAATAACAGCAGTTGCTGATGCGCCAGAACCATCACCAGAAAAATTAACAGCAGGTGCTACTGTGTATCCAGAACCATTGCTAGTGATCTGAACTTCACGAACCATACCATACAAAGTGATTCCTGTAATAGTTCCACTAGAAACAGTTGCAGTTGCAGTGGCACTTGTACCAATATATTTAAGAGCAGCAGTACCGTTACTAACGATACCTTTTCTATGAACTGGACCAACAGTACCAGAAGTTCCAGCAATAGCAACTTCGTATACGTTGTCATTATAAGACAGTTTCTGACCCAAGAACATAGTTGTGTTAGCCAACCATGTAGATACGTTTGTGAATGGCGGTTCGATACTGATTACTGGAGAAGAGTATCCAGTACCACCAGACTCAATAGTAACACTTGTTAGGTAAAGCGGATCGGATTCTAGATAACCGTCACCTTGTACAGAGATAGTTCCAGTAGAATAACCAGTACCAGCGTTATCAACACGAACGGTTTGAATATTGCCGTTAGAGTAAAACTGATTGCGTAGCGCAGTAACAACTGGCATATACTCATCAGTTAAGAATTTGGTGCGAAGCGCAATTGGAATGTTATACAGAAACTTCCACATGTAACCATCTGGGAAGGTTACTGGGTCGACAGTTGTGCCGATAGGTTTGTATTGAGAAACTGCACCATTGTTATTATCAAGACACTTGTATACGTTATACTCATCAGTGACTACATAAAACTTACATTCTTCTAACTTAGAAGAACCAGAAGGTGCTACATTAACAACAGCAGTTGCTAAAGCAGACTGCCCACCACCACCAGCAATATGAACTGATGGAGCGAACTGATATCCAGTGCCACGTGAGTTTAATTGAATATCGATAACCTTACCGTCTAAAACAGTAGCAGTAGCAGCTGCACCAGTACCGCCAGCATCAGTTACAACAACATGCGTTAGTTGAGCTGTACCATTGGCAACAGTACCGTCTGTGTGAGAAG